AACCCCAACCACTTGGAGACGGCTGCTGCAAGCGAGTTGCCTGCCGCCGTGCCCAGTGCTGGGTGGCCGAAATAAGTGCCAAGTGCTCCACCACCAAGGGAGCCGAAAGAGCGAATCAGCTTCCCTACTTCGGTAACTCCATTTTCTGCTTGCTTTGTTGTTGCGCGTTTGCGCTGTGAGCGGGCCTTCCCGGTCCGTATATTCACTAGAACTTGTTTCTTTCGCTGAACCATTTTGATTACGGGTGCCTACAAGTGTTGAATGAACGGAGGCGCAAAAGTATGCGCCTCGCCATCCCCACTTAGCTCGAAATCATTAGGATCCAGCGTAAGATTGCGGTAATATGACTCAAGAGCCAATTGGTACTCAGGGGTTAAGCCCGTCATGACATAGAAGGAAGCGCGTGCCGAACTGTTTGGCGGCCAATCGCCGGTCACACCAGCAGACCTTTCCTTCATAGACGTGTTCCGAAAAACATGTTCGAGCATCTTCTTGGAAGCGGGTATTCCTGCACGTTTGAACGCACCATAGAACTCCCTCATGACCGGTATGCCTGGCACCAAAGCCATACCACACTCTCCCACAGCCCAAAGCCACTTCTGCAATGCTTTCGCATTACTCAGCGGCAGTAAGCACATAGGATCCTTGATCATGCAGGTGCGGACATTCCGCACCATCCTCCATTGCCTGCCATCCCAGCAAGGGGATGACTGGCAGAATTCAATGCTCTCAAAGTCATAAACGGGCTGTTCCACTTCCATGCGGAACCCATACTTTGAGAACCAACGCGTGATGAGGGGCAAAACAGACTGCATATCGTGTTGATCCATAATCAACACGCAGTCGTCCCCGTTGTTACTCAATTCTGCTTCCACGCGTAGCTCTTTGCACATTGCCCAGATAAGACTGCACATAATTATGCAGTTGCCTAGAGAGGTGTTGAGATCACCACTCGACCGTGTGCCAGGCATGCGAAACTCCACGGTACCATCTGGGCAGTAAGCGGTGCCCTTGTTGATCAGCTGCCAGCCTAGCAGCTTCCTCAACTCCCGTG